GGATGGCTGATCACTATGTTGACTACTTTTATGAGAAGTCAAAGACTGAAGAGGAGGCTATAAAAAAATCTTTAGCTTGGGTTAACAAGTGTGTAAAGAAGGCTGAGTCCAAGGGGATGTCATGACTTGCGGTGAATGCGGTAATGGGTCCAGAGTTGTTGATGTTAGAAAGTTCGTTGATGGATCAGTGATCAAAAGACGAAGAGAATGTCTGGGATGTAAAAGAAGGTTCACTACATACGAGGAGGAACATAAAAAGAAAAAGTGATCCTATAAAAAAACAAGCGGGGTTTTTACTCCGCTTTTTTTATTTCTAAAATTGCCTTCATTGAATTCAATAGCCAGTAAGCTGAAGCCATAAAGAAATAATAGAGCTCAGCGTGATACTGCACAATCATAGCCAGAGTGCTTCCAGCACATATAAACAATAAACCCATGAGTCTTCTATTTTGTTGATTAGAAACAATGAGGGGTGCTCCCAGCAATGTTCCTAGAAGTACGCTTATTATTTGTGTGAGTTCAATGATAGTCATACTGATGAAGACAAGAACTGTTTTCATGAGTATAAATATTTGGCGATTATCAGGCTATTTTTTTGAATGTCAAGACTGTTTTTAATTTTTCTTTTTGGTAACATGGAAGGTTCCTATGTTAGTTAAAGAAGCAATAATAAAAGTAGCACGAGATCTTAAAAAAGATAATAATTTTAATTATCAAGATCAAATTATTTTACAAGATTATCCTGATGATCTAACAGAAAACGATATCAAGAAAGCTATGATTGCAGTTGCTTCAGTATCAGACTCTTTACTAAAACTACAGTAAATCTATTACTCTTACAGAATCCTCAAAGTTTTTACCAAGCTTAGACCATTCAGTATCACCGCTTAATTTAAAAACCCAACCACTTGCTTTGTGCTGTCTTCCATGGGGATTGGAGGGTATCCACTTGACCCTTACTCTGTCATGCCCTCTCTCTGCGAATTTTTGTATTAATTCTTCTCTTTTGCTAGCCATATGTTAATGAATGATTATATCTTCTTCATCAACATTATATTCAGAAACGTATATGTCGTCCAATCTGGCTACGACCACAAGACCCAATCTATCTGCTACCTCTTCTGCTTTCTCTTGACTGACGGCGTGAATTACGGGACCCTCATGAATCTGATCATCTCGCTGAAACTCTGTAAGGAACATTTTCATTTCTTTCCAGGGCTTTTCTTACTTCCTCCGCTACCTGCCCAGAGCTTTTTCCTCGCCCAATAGTTCGCAGAGAACTTATCATTCTTTGTAAGCCTGCCGGATTTGTCTTTGATTCCTCCGGACCTTGCAAGATAAGACTTCCTAGCTTTACTAGAATAATTATGCCCATAATCTTTATGCCCAAATCTGACAACTTTAATCTCATTACCCTTTTTAGCTAGCACTTCCATTTTGTGCTTGCTTGATCCTGTATTCCTTCTTGGTTTATTAAAACCGGGGTATTTCTTACCTCTGTAAACTACACCACCAGTAACTCTTTTTGTATCTTTAACTGTAGCCATTATCTTTTCCTTCCTTTATGCAGTCCGTGTCTGGCGTGTTGTTTACCTTTTGCGGTTGCTTTTCTTTTTACCCGGTTAGCCTTGGCTAGCTTCTTCCTACCTTTAGCCGTAGATTTAAGCTTTGCAATAGTTCTAGCAGGTGCATAAACTTCACCAGTCTTACTAGATTTTTTACCACTAGCAGTTCTCCACTTCTGTTTAGTCCACTTGATTAAAGACTTTTGCGTTTTCTTTAATGCCATTATCTACTTCTTTTTTCTAGCGTTAGCCCTTCTTCTAACTCTAGATGTTCTTTTTCTGTCTGGAGCTTTTATTTTTTTTTGAGACAGGTATTGATCCTGCCTGTTTAAACTCCACTCAATAAATCTATCAAATAATTTACCAATCAACTTGTATAACCTCCGCCTTTTGCTTTATATAATTTAGCTAGCATCTGGGCTTTTCTAGCCGACCATTGTCCTGGTCTTCCACCTTTTGATCCTCTCTTTATTTGATTAAAAAGATTCTTGCGTAAGGTGGGCTTGGTATAGTTGCCAGCGGAATTAACCTTTGACTTACTCTTACCTCTTGATTTACCTCTTGGCATTTTTACGTCTTAGTTTTTTAAAATCAGCACCAGTGATCTTGTTTCTAGGTTTTGCAACTTTAGCAATCCTTTTTTGTTTTGGTGAAAGTCTTTTATCTGCCATTTACTTTATCCTTATATTCCTTTCTAGCTTGGTCTAGAATTTCTTTTCTTTGTAGAAGCAGTATAGGTATTGGGGTTGAGTTCTCTCCCTCGCCGGGGTAAGAGTAAAACACCTCAAGATCTTCATGCTCTTGTTCAATATAGTTTCCTATATTTTTTAACAAGCCAAGCTCTACTTCTTTTGCCTCAAAAACAATAACATCATAATCGTATACTATTGCTTTCCATACAGCCTCAGTGAATAAAATATTGAAAGGTACAAACTTTATTCTGCCTGAGTCATATGATTCTAGGCTGTGAGGACAAACTTTGTTTATCGACTTAAAATATTGTCGCCAGTTATCCTCTTGACTTTTTCTTTGCACCTTTCTTTTTAGTCTTCTTGCCTTTAGCTTTCATTCCTCTAGCTTTCATTATTTTCTCCAATAAGTTTTTGCTTTTTGTTGTGCTTTATTAGTTAACTCTCCAAAATGAAAAAGCTTAACACTTTTAGAAGAGTGTTTTGTTCCAGAGTGTAAACTGCCGTCAGACATTTTATGTGTACCGCCTCTGTGGAGAGTGCCGTCCTTCTTATAGTGATTTACGCCTTTCATCTTTTATTTTTAAATTCTCTTATTACTCTATGATATACCATTTGTTTCATGCCTTTCATAGTTTTATTATGCTCTGGTAATTCTTCCCATGCCTTTTTTCTTTTTTCCCGAGTTGGGAGGCTGGCAATGGTATTTACAATTCCCATTTGCATAGCTAGAAGATACAACAAATCGTAAAATTTTTCATCTACGTCTTTGATATATTCTAATCTTTGATTGTGTGTTGGTAGCCTGCTTATTTCAAAAGCATACTTGAGGGTGTCTATCTGTCCAGTATGATCTATATGTTTCACTGATCAGAGTATTCTAGTTCAAGCAATAACTCAGCGTAATGTATGATCTTGCGAACATCATCTGCTTTGTTCTTATCCCTATGTCTAACAGCATATTTTATTATGTTAGATTCACAGTAATTAAGTTCATTGGCTTGAGCAAACTCTACTGGCTGTATCTTATATTTTTTATAATGAGTTCCGCCTACTTGTTTTTTTGTTGCTGACATTCTTTCTCCTTCTTGCGTCTTTTTCCAAAGATCTTTTCAAAATTCTCTTCGTATTTGTTTCTATCTGTGGTCCTGTCTCTATCTCCCTTCCCGCCGTGCCAGGCTCCAAGTCTTTCACGAGTCGTCATTGATGATCTCCTGTACTCTTTTTAAAAGATCAGACTGTTTGCCGTATCTTTTCTCAAACTCTTTTCTGAAGGGGTGTCTAGATACATAAGCATCATTGTTAGCACCCTCTCTGTGGTGGTTATAGCAAAGAGGTAGTGTATTAAAGTGTGCGTCAGGTTTTGACTTTCCATCTATATGATGGACCTCTGCCGGGCTGTAGCAATGCAAGTGTTCTCTACAAACAATGCAACCAATCTGGACAATCTTATCCATCCACTCCCGCTCTTTTTTCGTAGGACTTCTGCCTTTCATATTCAGTAAATAAAAAATCTAAGTTATCAACCAGATATTTATTATACTCTATTGAAGGATCACCATTCATTGATCTTTCAACGTTGCATTCAACATGCATGTAGTCACAATAGTCTCTAAACGATTCAAATTTAAGCTCCATATCTATTTCTCTCCATTCTTAAGTTAGCCATTTTAGTTCTCCATTCTTCAAACTGCATATCAACAGCCTGCTTCTCTGTTTGTAAAGCATCAAGCCTAGCCTTAGCACCTGCAACCTTCAAGGATGCCTCATAATAGCTCTCAGTGGCTTCTGCCTTAGCTTTTTGTGCGTTATAACTACGTTCACCATCTTCCTTGGCTTTACATAGTTCAACCCAAAAAGATCTTTTTAGATTTACTTCAGATTTTAAAACCTCTACTCTTGCTTCAGATATCTTTGGAATAATATCTCTTAGCTGTTGATGAAAGTTTTCAGATTGGTCCATAGTCTTTTTTTCTCCCGAATGCCGCGTCCTCTGGGTCTAAAAATTTAGATAGCGAGCCATCAAAACATAGCTCAAACTCACCAGTCTCACCCATTCTATTTTTTCTAACAATAACTTCTGCATTGCCAGTATCAAGTGAATCATAATAATCCTGCCTATATAACATGATAACCATATCGGCATCCTGTTCAATAGAGCCAGAATCTCTAAGATCTGAGAGGACTGGTCTTTTATCCGTTCTCGATTCCACACCCCTGTTTAATTGAGATAACGAAATTAATGGACATCCAGCGTCCTTAGCCAGTCCCTTCAGAAGATTTGAAATATAGGTCATTGATGCTGTTCTTGAATCAGAATTACTTGGTGCCTGATTAGATGTCATCAATAGCTGTAGATAATCTACAACTATAAGATCTATATTTTTGATAGCCTGTATTGCTTTTGTTTTACTTATAAGAGTTTCAATAGTTATGGGTGACTTGTCATATATGTACAAGCTAGAGTCAGATAATTTTTGTTTTGTTTTAGAAAAAAGATTCCAATCATTTTGATCTAAACTCCCGCTAAGCATCTTATCCATACTCACACCAGACTCGGAACTAATTATTTTTTTTACTAACTGCTCGTTAGTCATCTCCAGACTAAAAATTAAAACTGTTTTATTTTTAAATATATTGTTTGTTGCAATATTTAATGCCCAAGTTGTCTTACCCATGGCTGGTCTTCCAGCAACAATTACAAGATCACCCGGTTTAAAGCCATTGATCTTAGAATCAAAACCCTGAAAGCCAGTTCTAATAACATCTTCTGTACTGGTTCCTGCATTAGCTATCTCTTGCTCAACAGACATAAGAACATCTTTTACTTCTTTAGGGGCACCAGTATTTTTTGTTACCTTGTTATTTATAATTAACTCATTTACTTGATCTACCTTTTTTTCAACCGGTATATCTTGATCAACGATGCTTGGTATTTGCTCCGCAAGATTTAAAAGTTTGATGTTTGCATTTTTTTCTTGTAGTTGTTTTAACCAACCAGAAAATCCAGCCGGACTAATACAATAAGCACTTGCTTCTTTAACTTCATTAAACTGTGCATCATTTTTAAAATGATTTTTTAAAGTAACAAAGTCAGAGGCTTGTTTATCCAACATAATTTTATAAGCTTTTCTATAAGATGTTGTTGCAAAGTCTTCGGGTAACAAGCCCTCTTCCTGAGCATCTTTAAATTTGTCAAAGCTTAAAACCATAGCCCCAATAATGTTTGCCTCTAATTCAAATATTGACCCCTCTTGATACATAATTACTTAGATCTCCATAAATTAATTTTTTTTGTTAAGTTGCTATATGATTCTTTATTTGAATTTTTATCTGGATGGATTTTACTAAGAATTATTTTTAGCTCTTTATCGCTGAAAACATTTAGAGTCATCCCTGTTTGGTTATTTATTTTTTTTTCAAGATCATCAATCCTAACAAGCAGTCTGGTGTTTTCATTTTTTTCTAAAACAAGATCGTTTTCAAGCTCATTAATTTTTAACCTCAAGGCTCTTACAACATCAGACTCCATTGTTGATGTTGGACTACTATCGCTTGTAAACCCAACAGAAATTGCAGCACCACTTGTTGTAGCCGTAGTGTATACAGTGCCTGTAGATGATGTAAAAATATTTTTTTTATCCATACCTTCTCTCTATGATTGCCTCAAACTGATTTATACCTAGCATTGTCATTAGACTTGGCTTCTTATCCCAAAAAGATCTTATCCATTTCTTATGTCCTTCTGAATTTGCTATCTCAAAATATTTATACCAAAACTCTTCTGCTGCCAAATTTATTTTCTTCCCCGTTTTAGGCGAGACAATACCTTTTCGACCCAGCTCTTTTAATTCTTTCCATCTTGGTGTTGCCTTAAATGAATTAGCACTGTGCTGATAAAAAGTTTTATCAGTGACCTCTTTATAAATTTCATTTATTTTATCCAAATCTAATATATATACCTTTTTAGTATTATCTTTAGTATTGTAGCCACCTGACGGCGGGGGGTAGCCGGCTCCCGGCTGTACCTGTAATTTATATAAATTGCTTGTATTGTTTCTGTTATCCCAGTCCAATAAACCTTTTTCTTTTAATTTATTAAGGTTGTCTTTGATTGCAGAAAGACTTAGGCATGTGAGTTCTTGTAGTTTTTTATGTGAAGGATATGATTCACCAAACTCGTCTGAGTAGTTTGCTAAAACAATAAGTAAAAGTTTTTGTGTTGAATTAACTTCAGTAACTTTTAAAACCTTTGTTATGTATTCAAGTGCCATATGTTTCCCTCATTGGCATATTTAACTTTAAAAAATAATTATTGTAAAGTATTGATTTAAAATAAATGAATGTTTACAATTCACTCGGAGGTTTTAATTATGTCAAAAGAAAAAATATATACAGCACTACAAAACGTGCAAAAACATATGGTAGCTAATCCTATCGCCAAAGAAGGCGTTAATAGTTTCCAGAAATATAAATACAGAGGGATTGATCAGATCATTCAGTCATTCTCAAAGCCACTACATGACAATAACGTCTTAACGGTGGTCCAACCAGATCTAAATGTTTCAACTAAGTTTCTTGATGATGGTAAGTCTACTCTTACAAGAGTTGTAGGAACTTTAAGATTTATATCTACAGAAGATGGATCATATATTGATAGGTCTTATGTTGGTCATAGCAAGTCACAACAAGGTAAAGATTTAGAATCAGCAAGATCTTTTGCTTATAGAAATGCTTTGCTTGAAACTTTTTGTGTACCTTTTGAAGGTATTGAAGAGCCTGAGCTTGAGGGGATTGATAAAGAATCTGTACCTGAACAGGATCAGGAAGAGTTTTCAGTTCTTGAAGACTTTAAAAAAGAATTAAAGACAGCACAAAGCAAAGAAGAGGCTCAAGAAATATTTACAAGGTATGACAAAGTTGCACAACTTTCTAATGATAAAGAAACAAGAGTTCAGCTAAATCTTGTTTTTAGTAAGGCGGTTAAGTAATGACACAAATAAAACAGGGAACTCCTGAGTGGCATCAGCAAAGAGCAAACAGAATTACCGGCACAAGAATACCTAAAGCCGCACAAGAGTGTATGTGGACCAAGGGGGACCAGTGGGAAGCCCTGGGAAGAGATATGTATAGAGAGTCTCATCATTTACCACAAGACCCTTTTGATCAAAGGGCTATGTTTGCAATAACTCATGGTAAGAATAGCGAACCGCTAGCTTTGGCAAGTTTAGAAGATATGGGTTATAAAATTACTCAACCATCTTTTGTTGTTCACCCTAAATATGATTGGCTTGGTATGTCACCAGACGGAATCATGATGAAGGGTAGGAAAGGAACTGTTTCTGCTGTAGAAGTTAAGTGTCCACAAACAAAACCTTGTACTAATGTTAAAGATCAAAAAAGAAATTATTGGCATCAGATGCAATTAGCTATGGAGTGCATGGATATTGATGAGATGCTTTTCTTTCAATGGTACGGGCATAACGAACACTATCAAGAATGGGTTGAGAGAGATGCAAGATGGGCTGAGGTTTACATACCCAAGGCTGAAAAGTTTATGGAATGGTATAGAGAAAAGGTCAAAGACCCAACATATATTGCTAGGTGGTCTGAAACAAAAGAAGAACCCGGAATCAATTACAAGACAGTAGAAGAGGATGATGAAACATCAGAGCTCGCTTCTGTATTAAAAGAACTAAAACAGCTCAAGGATAGATCTTCAGCTCTAGAGTCTAGAAAAAAAGATCTGTCTGCTATGTTGATAAAAAAACATGGCGGAGCTTTTGGTACGTCTTCAGTGAAATGTCATATGACACAAGCTAGAGGCAGAATTAACTATAGTCGACTGGTGAAGGACCAGAACATTGAAAGAGATGTGCTAGAAGGGTACAGATCAGAAGGTGATTCCAGGATCTACACCAAATTACTAGAGGAATAAAAATGGCTAATAATAAAAAATCTATTAGCTCAAGAATTGAAGAGGATGTTTACAACAAGCTTATAGCTGTTAGCAAGAAAGAAGATCATAGATTCTATGATAGAAAGATTGCTTACATGGTAAACAAAATTTTAGAATCTTGGGTCAATAAGGAGAAAAATATATAATGGAATATGATAATAGCAATCGCGCTGCGATTTG